GTCTTCCCACGCAGCAATCTGAATTACGGCGGCTTCCAAAGAAGTCTCGTTCAGGTCTGCAGCAGTTGCCGGAGTGTTGCTGTTAGTGCCGCCGGAGACCAGCGGGTGGTCAGTAGCGCACAAGGTTTTACCGTCGCCGTAAGTTACGCCAGAACCCGCGAATGCGTTGTTCAGCACGGCAGCAGCTTTAACCTGCTTGGTGTACGCCATAGCGCGAGCCAACGCTTTGGTATAACGAGTAGACAGTGAGTCGTACAGGTTATCTTCCATGGCTTCCTCAGTAATTGAGAAACCCATTGCGATGGTTTCGTGCGTGTATCGCGCAGTGAATGCTTCTTGCGCGTTGTCGTAAGCAATAGCGGCGCCTTCGTTTTTAACCGGGGCAGCACCAAAGCCAGACAGCTTGGTTTCTTCTTCGAATGAACGATCTGAGCTTTCAGTCTCGTAAATCTCAGTGTGTTCTTCACCATACTTCGCGTACTCAAGACCAAACAGGGCGTTAAGACCCGGAAGCAGTTCTTTAAGTAACTGGGCGCGTGAAATAGCCATAGTCGCCTACTCCTTATATTCCGGTGTTCACAGTCATGCTGTGGAAGCCGAGGTTGATTTTAACCAGAACGTCCGGAAACGCGTCTGAAACTGGTGAAGCAAAACCCAAAATACGGAAAGCTGCGGGCACAGTAACAACCGTTGCATCCAGAGCGCTCGTAGAGTTACCGGTAGTTGTATTACCAGTAGAAGTACTTTGAGCAGCAGCGAAGAACGTGTTTGCACCAACAGCTGCCTGTGTGGCAGTGCCATCAAGCTGAGCTTGGAACAATACCATCGGGTCATCCACAACAAACGCTTGGACAACACCGGTAGTACCGGAAGGGTAGTACTGGCTGAAAATCAGCTGACCCTGACCGTTGATAAAGCTGCAGCCAACAAATACACCGATACCGCCAGTAACACTGGTAGAACCAGTAGGCCAGTCGTTTGTGGTTGCATCTGCACCGGTACCGGTGACGATGTTGATGTAGCCGTTAGCATTGATGTACACCACACTTCCGTAGAAGATGTTGGTGTTAACGCCAGACGGATCAATCAGGAACGTGGAGTAGGCGCCCGCGTAGGGCATCCCATCTACACGCTTAACGGGACGAAGCCCGTAAGGTGCGGCAGTTGTAGCCATAATAAACTCCTAAAATTATCCTTTACCAAAAGTAACCGTGGTTTTTCGCTCATTAAAAAGCGGCATCCGCGGATCGTTTTCACGCATTAAGCTGTTGTCCACGGCACGCATCTGAGATTGAGTCTGGTTGTTGTAGTATGCACTACGCTCAGCAATCAACTCTTCTGGTGCTTTACACAGCAAAAGGCCACCAATCACGACGTTATCCTTAAAGCGCTCATTTTCGACGCCCATCAGGAAAATCTCGGGGTGATCCTTAGCCAGTACGGGTTCCCAGCCTTCACGCAACTTTGAGGAAACGTTTGTGGCATCAGCCTGACCCTGCGTGCTTACTCGCACCCAGTGAAATACGTACCCCGGTTGAGGGGTAGGTGAGGGTAGGACTTCCGGGCGTTTCCACGCTGCTTTGCGTTGAACTCGCTCACGTTTTTCCAAATCTCTATCTAGTCTGACTTCTGGCATTATGATTTCCTCTGTAAATTCGCAACCTGTTTGGCGTATTCTACTAACGGTACCCCTAATTTACGGGCTATTGCTACCTGTGATTCCGATAATGACACCTTTCTAGGTGCCGTGCTCCGCGTAGCGGGTGCAACCACATTTGTAGCCTTTCTTGGCTTAGCGTCCGGTTCGTTTTCATCGAAATTCTCCGGGAACATCTTGCGCATACGGGCGTTAACACGCTCGTAGTAGTCATCAGATCGAGGGTCAACACCCTCTTTCACTAGCTTGCTGTGGTAGCCCAGTGCGTACGCAGTCATCTCGTCGTCACTGCCAAACCACGAATTATCTTCTCTCCAAGACTCGGCTTTAACATCTCTAGCCACTGGCTGTTGATTAGCGGAGGGCGCGGATTGGGGCTGTTGTACATTATTGGCTGGTCTTTGTAAAGTAGTGTCTGCGGCCGTAGCTGCACGTGGTTTAAGGTTGTTTACCTTATCCACACGCATTTGAGCAGAGTTAAGCGCTTCTTGAGCGGTAATAATGGCGTCAGTATCCCCGGATTCGTACGCTGTTTTGTACTTTTGCCGAGCATTTGCCAGCTCGTTCTGCACCTGAACCTTGGCAGACTCGATCAGCGCATTGTGTCCTTTATCAACAGACCCTTTGAGCTGCTGGTTCTCGCTGAGCAGCGCTTTGGTGTACGTCTCGAGAGCTTCGCGCTCACGTAGCGCTTGTTCTTTAGCGCGGCGCTCGTCATGAAAGCCTTTACTAAAGTGCTGAATTCTTTTTTTAACCTTATCGGAATAGCTATCCAACTCTTCGTCGGTCACATCTTCCGGCGGAGTGGACGGCTTTTTACCGCGGTCTTTAGGCGGCGTGTCGTCAACGACTTCAATCTCAAACTCGTCGTCAGTTTTCTTTTTGCCGGGTTTTACAATGTTCTCCCGACCAACGGCGCCCTCTATCTTTAGATCAAGCTCCGATTCTTCGCCCGGTACCTCTACCTCCGCGGCGGCCTTAACCTTACTGTCCGGGTCCGGAAACTCGAACTCTACTTGTTGCATTGGCATAGCTCACTCCTTACGCACGCGAAATTGCTTTCGGGTTGGGTACAATTGCTTGAATAGAGTCGTCGTTCATTAAACGATACTCTTGGCGGCCGATCTTAAAACGTGTCCCAGTATTTGCCCTGAACATCACGTAGTCACCGGGTTTACACCATGCTCCCGTTGGGAACCGGTCTTTGTCGTTGTAGGCTTGGCCCCCTAACTCCAGCACCAAACCAATAGTAGACAAGATGTACTCATCTCTGAGTGTCTTGTCCGCCTTTACCAGCCCAGTCTCCCCGTAGGTCTCATCCACATTTGGTAGGGCGATTAGAATGTGGTATCCAGTTGGCTTAGGGATGGCTGCTTCCAGCAGCGCCTGCGCCTTTTCGTCCTGCTCTATCTTTGCTTTGCGTTGCCCTTCCAGTTCAGTCATTGCTGCTGTAGCTTTAATCATCGTCACCGTCTCTATAGTTCTTCGCAAGGTCTTGTAGTTCTCGCCGTGCCTGAGCTAGACCACGTATCACTCCGCACGCTTCTCTATACCCCTCGAAGGTTTTTGCCCCTCCGGAGACTATAAATTCTTCTTGGTTGGCGCTGAGCGCCACCAGCTTTTCATCCAGCACGTCAAAGACGGTTTTAGCCATTATACGTTTCGCTCCCTAGGTGGGGTGTTAACCATGTCCAGTATCGCTTTCGCCTCGTCCAAGTCTTGGCGGGCGTTGGCCTGATCGGTCATCGCCGCTATGCGGCTGGCCTCCAGTATTGTCGTGGAGGTGGTCTTGGTTTTATCCAGCGCCAGCCTTGCTGCAGCCAACTGCGCGTCCGTTTGGTCTTTCTTGGCTTTGCGCTGCTGTTCTTGTGCTTTAAGCTGCAGTTCTTGCATCTGCATCTGCATGATGGGGTCTTGCGCCTGCTGCTGAGCGGCTTGCTGAGCGGCTGCGGCTTGTTTCTGCTGGGTGTTCTGCTGCGCAGCCTCGGCAATCAAGCTGGCTAGCTTGACCTCAATCTCCTCTGGCAGCTCCTCGTTCGGCGCTGGCAACGGTGCCCCCATTGCGTTTTCTATCTGCTGACGGTAGCTAAACGCCACGTGCTCGCCAATGTGAGCCATAAGCGCCGCCATAATCTGCTGAGACGCCGGGTTTTGACCAATAAACGCTGCAATCTGCGGGTCCTGCATAAACGCTTGGTGGGTCGCGATGTGGGCGTCGTGATCCTGCGATATAAACGCTTTTATCGGCTTGCCTACCAGCGCGTTCATGTTCTCGCTGACGGGGTCTGTGGGCTTGATGTCGTCCTTGGTAGGCACGAGCTTGTCCGCATTCTTGATGCCCAGCACCTCGATCATCTGCCTGTGTAGCTGCGGCAGGTCGTATATCTGTGGGGCTTGCTGCGCCATCTGCAGGACTGCTTGGTACTGCACCACGCGCTGCGCCATGGTCGAGCTGTTAGGGTCACTGACCGGTATGACGTCCACCACCGCGTAGTCTGACTGCTTGGCCCTAGGGGCGCCGCGGTCCGGTATGTACGTGTAGTCCACCGGCGCATACTCAGCGATGATCGCTTTGAGGAGCTTAAACTCCTGCTTCATGGTGTAGTGGACGCGTGCCTGTACGGCCGCCATCGGTTTAAGTGTGCGCTCCAGCAGTGCGAGCGTTGTGCCCACCGGTGCGTTTGCACTCATGTCCGAGATGTTCATGTCGGAGATAGCCCCGAGGCGGCGACCCTCCTCAGTGATCTGGTTCAGCAGCGCCAGCAGCACTTGGCTCGGCTCTTTGTACGGAAGTGGCATGATGTTGTCACGTATCGCACCACTGGGGATGTCCACGTCACGGAACTCACCGGGAGATATCGGCGTGTCATCACCCTTGATTCTTAGACCACGGCTCTTCAAGCCACCGGGCAGATTTGACAGCGTGCCAGCGTCAACAAGTTGACGTATCAGTGAGGTACCAGCCTTGGCGTAGCCGCCGATGATGTGGATAAGCCCCAAGCCGTAGAACCCGAATCCCGGCACGTACACATAGTGTACAAAGTGCTGGCGCTTTAGCATCAGCGGGTCATCTGGGTTCCAATTTCGTCTAACTCCCAGTATTTTACGTGAACTTCGCTCGATAGAAACGACGTATGGCTTGGCAATCTGGTCGCTTTCTTCGCCCTCTTCGCTGTCTATGTCTTCAATAACGAGGTCTGCGTGTATCTCAAAAATGGCATAACGGTCGTCGTCAGTGAGGCTATACCCACCTTCTTCGGCTTTTTTCTCTTCAATGTCGGTGCGGTACGGCTCAGGCTCGCCTAAGTCTATGTCGCGGTAAAACCCAGCTACCTGCAGCTTCCTAAGCTCGTTCTTTGTCTTGCGCATGATGTGCGTAACACGCTCTGCGCTCTCTATTGTCGAGGCGCCGTAGGGCACAATCACATCTTCAGGCGGCAGAAACACAGCCATCTGTCTGCCAACGTTAGGGTCAAAGTACACCTTCTTGAACGCAGAGCCTGCAAGACCCAGTGTGTACAGCATCCGCTCGTGCTCCGGACGGTACTCGGTCATCACTTCAGTCAGCTCGTAGTTCATGTCCACGCTCACACGCAGCGCAGCATCTTCCTTCTCTTTAGTAACTTCCCCGATAATCTTAGTTCTTACGGGACCCGCGGCCGGGAACGTCTCACTCATGGCCTCGGCTTGGAAACGTATCGCAGCTTCCGCCAGCACGGTTGAGTACACACCACACGCGCCTTCCCACGGCTCAACGCGCTCCTCGTGCTTGAACCCAAGTACTTCCAGCCCCCGGACGAATGTATCTGCCCAGTCTCTGC